CCATCCACCCATCTCTTTAGACACCGCATCTTCAGGCTTCTTAAATCTAAACATTAGCTTTCTAGCTCTTTTTTCACACTCTACATCGCCAGCTTCACATCCTTCAATAGTAAGAGCATCTTGATAATACTTACCAAGATTACTACTATCGCTGTATGATTTTTCACCATCTTTCATATCATTAGCAAGTTTAAGAAAATACTCACCCATATCTTGCATACCTGATGTCATAAACTCACCAGCAATAGCCATATAATCTTCGTAGGTAGTAGGATTAGGGAATCGAGACATTAGCTCATCCATCTTTGCTTGTTGTGCTTGTTCAGGCGGTAATGCACCAGCAAGACTAGATAAACCTTGACCTAACATACCACCAGATTGACCTGCTACTGCTACACTGACCCTTCCTCTAGGTAGAGCCGCTAAAGAAGCACCATAATCAACAGCACCTTCTAAGTCTTTTTGACGAGCATCGTACATATTACTAAACATTGATTCTGCCATATTATTCTCCTAGTAATTTGGGTTCTCAACACCAATACCACCATAACTACCGTATTGTTGTCCGTTCCAGTTATTAATTCCACCGCTAGAATTAGAGGTTAATGAGCCACCACCACCACCACTACCAAAGATACTACCCCAGTTAGCCTCACCTATTGATTTACCAAGACCGCCCCAACCAGCAGCACTTGTGTCTGCTCTATTCCAAGCACCTTCAGAGCGTAACTTAGCACCTGATTGAGCAGCACCAGTCATTCCTTGACCAACACCTCTTCCAAGGTTAGCATAATCTCCTGGCAAAGCCCCAATACCTAACGCCCTTGTTAAGTCTTCCGATTCTCTTGCTCTTTCAGCATTTTGTAATGCTTGCACTTTATCAAACGCTGCAAATCTAGCCTTCAGGTCTCTGTCAAACATAGCGCTTCTCAATGTTTTCATTCTTCCCTGACCACCAGTTGAGCCAAGCATACCTTGAGCAAGTAATCTACTTTCTAATGCTTGAATATCTTTCTCATCTTGAGGTGCGTATATTGCCTTCTGTTCTTCGTAGAACCTTCGTTGCATTGCTTCAGGGTCATCGCCCATTGCTGCCACTCTATCAGAAATCTTACTAGACCTTCCAGTGTACTTGTCATACAATGTTTGCATTTCAGGAGAAAGAGATATTTCTGCTGACCTACCTTCTTCATCGAATTTTGCACCACCAAACATTCCTTTGACATCCCAAGGTAACGATTGCTTATATGCTAATTCAGCAGCTCTTTCTTGTGCTGCTGCACCTTTCTTTGCAGCCTTATTAGCTCCATAACTTGATATTAATGAGCCTCCTACTGCTGCTGCTGCTGCTATCCACGCCATAATAATTTCTCCATTGAGTCTAAGTCGTAATCTAAATAATTATTTGTTTGTATATTCATATCTTTTAATAGTAAGCCTCTTTCTTTATTATAAGGTGTTCCTATTAAATGCTCCCATATTTGTTTAAGGGAATCATCTATATTTTCAAGCTTAATTCTTAATCCCTTAATAGAATTAAGCTTCTCTTTTAATTTATGGAAATATTCAGGTGCGTAAACACCATAAACTTCTTTAGTGAAATCTATGGAAGTATTTATATTGCCCTCTATAATAACTTTAGGTGAATCTGGAAATTCTTTATTCATATCAAACATCATTAAAGCAGTAGAGCTATCACCCTTATCTTTGCCTAGTTTATCTTTGTATTCCTCTATTGTAGAACATCCATCAACACCTTCGTGGTAACAAAAGTTACCATCATAAGTCAAGAAGTTAGCCAGCCACGCTGTTCTGCTTCTTGGCAACCCTATGACGAAGAAGTTACTCATCTAAGCAGTCCTTTTCCACATATACACTGCGATGTATGGATTCATAATACTGTGTGCCGAGCCGCCAGGGTAAGTTCCTGCTGCAATACCAGCGGTATCTAATGAGTGGTTTGTGCTTGTTGATACAGTCTCATCTGTTGTTGCTGTCCAAGTATGAGCCAACGCTGTAGAAGAACCTGCAAAGTTCACACCACTACCTGAGCCTTGACCGTTTACATATTTATAAACGTGATTATGGTCTGGTATCTCACTTGCTGTTAGTGTATGTGTCTTAGCACCACCAGTTTCTTCAGCAGTATCAAAATCAGTATCACTTGAATCTAAACCAATCAACATCTTACCTGCTGCAAAAGCCACCCAAGTTGTTCCACCAATAGCTGCAACAACCGCTGCTGAATTAGCATAAGCGGTAACAGTAGTAAAAATAGAACCAATAGGGTACACTTGGTCTGCTATGTTAGTAGAAGATGTTGCTGTTTCAACAAAGGCAGTCGTAGCAACCTGTGTTGTGCTTGTTCCTGCTGCTGCTGTTACCGCACTAAATGTCTCTGTAGCAGAACCATTAAGGTCTGCCTTAGAGTTTACTGCTGTCTTAACTGCTGTGAACTCCGTATTAAAATCACCACCTGATATTACCTTGTCGGCATCTGAATCGCTTAACGCATCCTTACCTGACCAACTTACTTGTAAATTATAGTTACTCATCTTATTTTTCCTATATTATCGAATCTTGCCTTGCTTCGCCCATATAATCATTTGCTGTAATGATGCTTTAAAACCATTAACAGTACCTTTCATTTCCATCCTTAATACCTTAGCCGACTTAGATAATGATAGTTTATATTCAGCAGGTTGAAATGCTGGTGCATATTTAGCAGCACCATATAATGATGTTGAACCACCCCATAAATAACTTGTACCACTTGCTGTAGGTGATAAAGTAAAACTACCTGAATCAGCAGTGACTTTATAATCACGATACCAGTTCATAGTTACATCCATATTCTTGCCACCTGAAATAATAGCCAAGAAACGCTTTAATAACTTAGCCCTAGAAGGGTCTCCGAAGTCTAACCAAACAGTCTTAAAATCTGCTTGATATGTACTATTAGTAGTTTCCCAACACTTAGAATTAGTTGACTCCCATACATGTCCAGCAGTAGTACAAGCACTAGAGGTAGTATAAGTTGAGGTTACATCACTTTTCTCAACATCAAAATAACCATCATAGGTTGCTATACGACCAGCATAATCACTATTGCCAAGACCAATATACATAATACCATCAGTTGTTGATAGTAATGCTTTAGGGGTTTTCTTAGTTTCAAAGTTCCAAGTTGTTACTCTAGGAGCATCAGGGTTTCCTTTAAAATCAAACACATAGGTTATGTTTCTATCAGGAAACGACAAAGCATAATAACCACCGCATAAACAATACTGACCTTTAACTTGAGCCATATCAGCATTAACAATATGGGTTGTTATCTCATCTTTAATATTCAAAGATAAGTCCATTAAAGGCATCTTGTCTTGTACCATTGTTCTTCTTAACGACCTTACACCTGAGTTAGATAAGAAGATAATATCATCACCGAGGGCTTGTACTGAATCTCTGGCAACACAACCTACACCCCTTACCACCTCATCTAATGCAAAGTCTGCACTACTTGGGTCATCAGGACTATTATAAATAGCAATGTTACGTTTACCAAAGATAACAAGCTTACCCATAAAGTTAGCTAAAGCAGTAACTTGGTCTCCAGCCCATACAGTCTTCATATCTACATAACCAGCAGCACCAGTTTGGAACTTATGACCAATCAAAGTATCAGAGTAATAAACTACATCATTAGCTTCAGCTACACCACCGACCCATAGTCTACCAAAGCCACCTAGACACGAGGTTGGGTCAAAGGTAGTAACACCAGAAGGAGCAGAGAAGCCAGAGGCATCTGCTAAGTCCATCCAGTTAGTACCATCATAGTAGATAGGTGTATGACTAGACTGAACACCATAGAACTTATCATTGAAGTTACAGAACTCCCAGTTACCGTCAGTTAATGTCTGAGGTGTTCCTGTGAATGTTTGCTCATCTAAAGTATTAGGTGTGTTACCTGTGTTTAGTTTATAAATCTTATCATTAGAACCTGCAAATATAGTAGCACTTCCAGTTGAGTTTCTGAACTCACCTAATGATTTAACAATGTATGAATTACTAGAAGATGAACCGATAGTATCAGTAATCTGTTTAATACCTTTTCTAGTTGTAATACGACCTCTATCATCAAGCATGATGTTATTAGCAGCAGTCAACCATTGATGTTCAAGAGACGAAGGTGATGCTTGTCTGTTTAGACCAAAGATTCCAATAGAGTCAAGAACTAAAGGGGTTATAGGTTTTGACATTAGTTCACAAACCAGTCGTGTTCAAAGCGAACATTGCCTGAGTCTAATATAATTGCTTGGTTAAGGGCTTCTTTCATCTCAAAACCAACAACACTTGACTGTGTTCCACCATCTTCACCACGCTCTGATATTGCTCTAGCCCAAGCAGCCAATATAACAGGTTTCTCAGGTATCTTTAATACAGTAGTAGCAGTTGCTAACTCAGCCTGCGGTTTAACAATGTCAAAGGATATTGTTTGAGCAGTATTAGGTATAGGTTCTAAATCAACTTTAAGATTGTTAGAAGAGTCAGCTCCATTAAAAGCATAGTACGAAGGCTCACCTGAGTTTGAAGATGGGTACTTAGTTGAGTTAATGTATTGTCTTGATACTTGTACTAAGTGAGTACCTTGTGTCTGGTTAATAACATCAATTATCTTAATCTCTTGTCCAGAGGATAAGTTGTAGTTCCTAGTACCTGATACAGTAGTTACATCTACAGTTTCACGTAAGACTAACCAATCGTGATATGATTCAATGTTACGTTTAGAGTCATTAATCAGTGAGCCAATAACCTTTTGATAATCAGTTACTGTTGTGCTATCATTGATATTACCCGACCAGTCGGTAGCAATGGTATCCTCTCTCAACCTGATTAGGACTTCATTAATAAGTTCTCTAAAGGTCATAAGGTTCTCCGTTTAGTTGTATTATATTCCATTTTTATCAGTTAAATCAATTAGTTACATTTACAATTACATTTAGGTTCTTGAACTGGCATTACCATCTGACTACCCATCTGAAACGCCTTACTTGGCATCTG